GAGAAGAATTACCTGCAAGTCTAGTCATAACAAGACTAAGACTATTTTGTAAATCGGCAGTTTCTTTTATAGAAAGTGTTACGGACTTTTGATTGCTTTTTATTGCGACTCGTGCTTTATCTAAAAAATCTTCAATAGGCAAAGTGTTTAATTTTTTCATAACTTATTAACAGTGTTCAACACAAGCTTCATTTCGTTTTCTGTTTTAAAAGGTCCGTGATAATTGTTTCTTTCTAATGTAATTAATTTAGGGCAAAGGGATTTGACCCAACCTTTTTTAAATTTAATTACATAGTAACCTGCACAGTATTGGCTTTTACTTTTATCGCTTTTGGCAAATAAAGGTAATTTTTTCCTTACATTATATACAGGTTCAAATGGTTTACTGCTACAGGGGTAATTATAAATTGAATATCCGGAAGTTTCTACTTCAAATTTATGCACCGGTGGACTTTCAACTAGATTTATTCCTAGCTCTGCTGTAATTTCTTCTAGGTTCTTATAAACAAATGCTTGACCTTTTCTTAAAAACCAATAACCTTTTTTGTTCTTAGCAATACTTCCAATTTTTTGACCATGATCTTCTAAGATCCATTCCTTGTTTGGAATTAAAGTTTTTGATACTACATGCATTTTTTCCTCCTCGCAATATTCTTTATTGATACAGGTGTCGGTGTATCGGCAAATTTTCATGACGCATATCTTGCATTAAGAGGATCTGCGTAACTCTGCACCTGTTCACTGATCTTTTGAAGATCATATGTTGAACAAAATTTCAAAAGTCTAATACCAACTTGTGAGATATTTTTTGTTGTGTGTTCTTCCGCATTGATTACATCACTTATGATTTGTTTTATCTCAGCAGGTTGTGCAGTTAGATCACACAATAGTTTATTTCGATTGTAATCATCGAGCACACGGTGCTCTACGCCTTCGTGATCTGTCCACTTTTGAAGCATGAGATTGTTCCAATTATATCCTTTGGAATTTCGATCTGCAAATGCTTCTCGGAGACCAACTTTATTCTTTGTGCCCTTTTCACGAACTCCCGGATATGCACTAAAGACGTTGTCTGATGTGTCACCACGCATACACTTCTCAAACAGAAGCCATTCTGGATCAGGGGCCGGCTTAACTTCTTTAGTTTTCTTATCAACTACTCGCTTACCTTTTTCATCAAAGTAGCCTTCATGTGTGGTTGTAATTTGCATGACACCGTTATATTGTTTTACATTGGGTGCAATCAATTGTGCGAAGTCGCCATCTGTCGAAATAATAACATGGGTGTCATTTGGGTGTGCTTCAATGAAGCCTGCAATAAGATCATCTGCTTCGAGTTGTTTATGTTGTAATACTGTAGCATTGGTCTTTTCTGTAATAAACTCTTTAAAGTTATCAAACGTTTCCCAAAATGCCTTGTCTTCTTCCATCTCTCGTGGGTTCTGTGCCGCCCGAGCTTCTGTGCGTTGACGCTTGTAAGGAGCATAGAAGTCCTTGCGCCAGCTGCGCCCCTCCAAAAAGAAGATAACGTGATCACCCTTAAAGTCGCGCCACGCTTTTCTCACACTGCCCAATACTGTAGCAAGACTCATGCCTACTTTGTCTTCGAGACTGCCACGAATGACGTGCCTTGCTCGAAAGAATGTATTTGCGGTATCTACAAGTATGTATGTTTTATTCATTAGGAAAATTCCGTTTTACCATCGTCACGCAATGCTCGACTAACGTATCCACTGCCTCTACGTTCCATGTTAACATCCGCTTCGGACCCTACATTTTTGCAAAGTTCTTGGAACCATTGATCGACTATTGCTTCTTCAGTTTCACCGGTATATCCGGCTTCACGTAATTGTAACACAAAATATTCATTCCAGTCAAGTTCAAAGAATCCATTACGAATGTTTTCTTTATTGACATGGGTATCTATCACTGCTATCCACGGCTCTTTCTTTTCCGTAGCAAGCTCTTTCGGATTCAGCTGAGCAAGACGTTTTGTTTCTTGTGCTCGGTCAGCCTGCTCACTTGCTTCTTTGGCAATCTTAGTAGAACGTTCAGCATCTTCAACAGCCCGCTTTGTTTCTTCCTCAATTTTATCAATACCAAAAAGTTTTTTAATAAATTTGTTCATATGTATCCTTAAAATAAATCAACTCGTTCCCATGGCAAAAAGTCCTTACCGAAGTGTCCATAGTTGGTTGTGCTACTATAAATTGGACGGAACAGATTAAACCGTTCAATAATACCTTTAGGGGTTAAGTCTATATTATGTTCAATCCATTTGGTTAACAACCTGCTTTGCATAGTATCAGCAGTTTCAACATAAAAACTCATAGGCTGTGCTAATCCAATAGCATAACTGATTTGCACCGTGGCCCAATCTGCTTGTCCGCTTGCTACAATATTCTTAGCAAGATATCGCATCATATAAGCCGCACTGCGGTCTACTTTGGTAGGATCTTTCCCACTAAAAGCGCCACCACCATGAGGACTATAACCACCGTAGGTATCCACGATAATTTTTCTTCCAGTGAGGCCAGTGTCGCCATCAGGACCACCAATAACGAAACGACCAGTAGGGTTAATATAAAATTCAGTAGCATCATCAACAAACTCCTGTGGTAAAATATCTCGTATAATACGTTCCACAGAAATTCTTACCAAATCAATTTCCGCATCTGCATTGTGCTGAGTGCTACATACTACTTTAGAAATACGCTTAGGTGTATTATCATCATCATTATATTCAAATGTAACTTGACTCTTAGCGTCCGGTCCGAGGTATGGCGCAGCCCCTGCTTTGCGTAATTTAGTCAATTCTTCAACAATGCGGTGTGACCAGTATATAGCACTAGGCATATAATTTTTAGTTTCATTACACGCATATCCAAACATTAAACCTTGATCACCGGCACCGAATGTATCAGTTCCTAATGCAATATCTGCACTTTGTCCGTGTAACAAGTTTGTAATTTCTACTGTGCGCCAATCAAACCCTGTTTGTTCGTATCCAATATTTTTAATAACTTTACGAACGGCACTGCTCACTTCTTCGTCGTGTAAAATGCCTTTGTATTCTCCTGCAACGACAACACGATCGGTAGTGACTAATGTTTCGCAAGCACATCGAAGTGCAGAGTCTTCCTTGGTCATAACTAAATCTAAAATTGCATCACTAATTGCATCTGCAACTTTGTCGGGATGACCTTCACTGACACTTTCACTTGTAAATAGATAACTCATATTTTCCTTTTTAAGTGCCCCACTCGTTTTTAAACAAGGGGACTTGTAGTCTGTCGCTATAGCGAAGACCGTGTTTCATAGCCGCAAGTGCTACTGTTTTATTATTTAATGCATAGACACTCTCTACACCACCAACTGGCATTAGATACACCGGGCCTTGTAATCCTGCATCTCTATATTCTTGTGTTGCTTTCAGTGCGTCTTGGATATCGTCCTCGGTGGCCACAACAAACTTCAAATATACATAACCATAGTTTTCATAATCAACAACTACCTTAGGCTTGATAGCATCTTTCCACGGCTCGCCGCTACCTGGAAGTTTGGCACTAACAGAGAATGTAAATTCTGTATGCCCGCTACGCACGGATAGATATTCTTTAAACTTCTCTGTTAATCGCATTGTGCCGTTCGTTTCAAATGTAATATCTTTACATCCACGCATGTCTGGTTGTTCTAACAAGTCCGGATATTGCTTTTGCCAACCTAGCAACGGTTCCCCACCTGTGATAACAAGGTGTTCGTCTCGCCAGGCACCGAATGGTAATGTTGCTACAATGTCTTTAGCAAGTCCGTCGACTTCAATCATTGGACTTAGATCTTTAAATGCAGGATGCCAACTTGCATAACTGTCGCACCCTGTTGACACTAGCGGCAATGATTTGTATTCTGTAAACGGTGTGATCATTGTATGCTGTGCCGCAATATCTGTTGCTTCGTGACTTAGTTCGCCCCGCGCCATGCCAAACCCCTGACAGGTAAAGTTGCAGCCATAGGTGCGTAGAAAAACGGAAGGCACGCCCATAAAGCGACCTTCACCTTGGATAGAATAGAATAATTCGGATACTTTTATTTTGCTCATTAATCATGCCTTTAGAGAGTGATAAGTAATTATACATTATTATTTAGACTTGTCAACTCATAAGGAAAAAAATGTTAGAAACTAAAATACATTGGCAAGTCAGTGATTACTGCACCGCTGGCTGCACTTACTGCCCTAAGACATATTGGGGTGGAGAAAAGCCTAGAGATATACTTGAATATGTTCGAGTTACAAAAAAGATGATTGACCATTATACATCATTGAATAGACGTATTATTTGGCATTTTACCGGAGGGGATCCATTAGAGATGTTTGATTTTCCAATGGTATTAAAAATGTGCAAAGAAGCCAATGGCGATATAACAATTGATACTAATGGTGGAAAATTATGGATGGACTGGTGGGCAATAGAACCACATGTTGATTATTTAAATTTAACATACCACTATTGGCAAAATCCAAATCTAATAAAGTTTATTCTTCAAACATTTATAGCCAAAGAAAAATCTTTTTCGATTACTGTGCCTATTCGTCCAGACTTCTTTGAAAACGATTTTCAAAGAGCAGAATTGATAGAACAGGAGTTTTCAATACCAGTAGGAAAACAAGTATTATTTAATCTTGGAGATTCTAATTTGGGTTTTGATTATACAGAAGATCAGCTTATTAAATTAGACAGGCCGGATTTAATTCCTAGCAAAATTATGACTTATCATGAACGCCTACAGGAGAATGTAATTGATCATCCTGTGTTCACAGGTAAACTATGTAATGCCGGAATCGAAACTTTAAAGATCAATAACGGATGGGTTAGAGGTAGTGATTGCGACAGCTTAATACTAGGAAAAATCTGGGACGAAAATTTTGAATTACCGTCCCAACCTCATCGCTGTAGGATAATGTATTGCGGATCAGGTGCTGATCAGCAAATTACAAAGTTTGATTAAACTTTTTGTAATTACCCTTACCGGGGATTATATTTCGAACCCCACCGACTGGGTCCTCGACATCACCTTCAAATCTGGGAATAAGATGAATATGTGGATACATGACAGTTTGTCCTGCAGCCTTGCCACAGTTTAATCCAATATTAAATCCATCTGCTTCTCCAGACTTAATTAGGGCAAGGCCATATCGATATGCATCATAAAATGCATCTTTAATAACTTCAGGAGTGTCGTGTTTTGGAACAAACAGCATGTGACCATGTGAGACCGGAAACCCATCTCTATACACGACTACATGAAAGTCTTCTGAAACTTTATCTGTCCAGGGAGTGGTTGTTGTTTCTAAATCTTGTTGTTTAGCCATTGTTTGTAATTTCTCTAAATCTTTGTAAAAATGCTTCTTTAAGACAAGAATATTCTTGCTTAGTTAAGACATTATTATAATAGATCCACGTCTTATCGTCAACAATTTTTATGTCATTTATTTTAAAATAACGTTCGCCGCCCGCCCATAAACTATTAACTTTCATTTGCTTTTTCTGTTAAGTATGTATCGTTGTGGATCCATTTATTGTCGACTAGGAAACCCCATTCTCTACGTTGTGGACCAGGCATGAACATTGTCCAGCAGTCTGTTCCTGCTTTAATCTCAATACGGTGATAGCTATTAGCACTGCAAACACGGAAGTGCCCAGGACCACGCCAATGCTGTGTTTCACCGATCTTGGCACCTTGTGAATCAAAGTTAGGAGTCCATTCATAATAACCGCCTTTTAAGATAATTGTAGCGTAAGACCATGGATGATCATGCACATCATCGGGGTCTGACTTAAGGAACTTGTGAAGAAAGATATTAAAGGGGAAGTGCTTTCTATCTTTAAGAAACAGGTAGTAGCGTTCGAGGTAAGGTTCATTATCTTGTCTATCCATTACAATGCGTTTACGACCAAACTGGTCTAGTGTATTTAAAAACCAATTAGAAAGGGATGTCATCAAGTGATTCCTCCGAGTGTATTTGTGATAAACAAACATTATAATCAATGATAAACGCTTCCCAACTTTTACGCATAGCTGGCCAGCGTTCGGTCATTTCTTTTAGTCTAATCCAACTAACTTCGTTAAATGTTTTGTATGCAACAATAGGATCGTCTATTGTTATAGGACCGTCATCATATACCGGCCATTCTTCATTTAGGTCAAATTGCTCAATAGAGTTTGACATGAAAAAAACCCTTCAGTTAAATCTTGTGTTTGTTTTCTTAGTTGCGGAATTCTTGTTTCGTAATAATCCATATGTTGCATAATAGCAAAACATAAATTATTACGATGTGCTAGATAAGAGTCAAAACTTTTCGTCCATTCACTAGGATACTTGAAAGTATCGTAATACATTTCTGTATAACTGAGTCTATCTGGCACCATAGGAATAGCATCTACAATAGCACCTTCGTAACAGCTAATACCGAGAGTCTCTTGTAAGTTAGCACTAAACACAATTTTAGCTTCGCCTAGTAAATTGTGATATTCGTTTTTAGTAAGTTCTTGATCTTGACAAACAACAAACTCGTATTGCGGTAGCTGTTCTTTTAAATCACGAAAGATTTCAACCTGCTTCTCCGGAGCGATTCGATGAGGGAACAAGATAAGATCACGTTTCTTCATGCCTTTATAAAGATTCAAAGTTGAATCCATATATTCCATAGGCCAACCAGTGCGAACTATTTGTTTATCTTGCATGTAGTTCATTGCCCCGGTCCTAAAATCAATATCTAGCAAATTTTCCATAAACATATTAATATGAAATTTAGTAGCAAAGTAGTTATGATCAAATCCGTGGAAAAAACTTTGTTCAGCATGTCTAACCCACGGCTTATTACCAACAAGGCGTCCTAAGAAGTCTTGAGGATCATAACTGCCAGCATGCCATAGTCCGTGTGTAGTTACTGGAATGCCCAGCAACTCACTCATATACTTTAAGTTGATGATACCAGGATGCCAAGCATCAGTAAATAAGAAGTGATCATTGGCGCGAATGCTTCCGTTGCAAAATAGCCTACTGATCTGCTCCACCTGTGCTGACTTATATATGTTGGTACCGCCAAAATTAAGGAAAGCACCAGGAGTAGTGGCATTAGGAATATCCGTAGGGCCAGAGATAACTTGAACATGGTGTCCTGCTTTTTTAAGTAAGGAAGGTATATGGGCTTTCCACTCGCCGGTATAGCGAGTGGAAACTGCTTCGAGATCTACTAAGTAGATGGTCACTGGCGACCATTCCTATAGTTATTGTTATAACCGTTGTTGTTACGAGGCTTGTTGCCTAGATACGGTTTACGTTCGCCATTCCACGCAGGGCGAGTGAAGTGTTTGTATTCTTGAGAACGATACAGATCTGATGGAACAAACGGAAGGAGATTAAATCGGCAATAATCTAACCACGCATCGAGATCATCAAAGATCTTAGATACTTCGGGTTTCATGAAAAGAGTCTTTTGAATATAATTTGGCTGTGCCATTATAATTACCTTGTAATTAAGGGTTGTTGGAAAATTTAAGGAAAGCGCCATTCTCGCCGTCCTCACTTACATCTATCCAAGTCTCACGACCGGGATATCTTGCGCTGATTGTTGCGTTAAGTTCGCGAGCAATCATTTCGCAGGATTTGTGATTGAGCTCTAATGTGCCATCGCTGTAGCACTTTTCAAGCCAACGCTTAAACTGGATAAACTCAATATCGCGGTCATCGTGTGTAACAGCAATATAAACTTTAAAATGGAAAATATGGCGATGCGGAGTTCCTAGGAAACTGACATCGTATTCATCGCCGGTTGCAAGTTTAGGATCTGTAGCCGCGGCTGGATACATATGAATACCTTCCTTACGAAGGGTAACCCAAATCATTGATAAGTCAGTCATTCCTCAGTCTTCTTTGCAGTAGTTTTTTTAACGGTTTTTGTCTTTTCTGGCAAGTTGTCTTTCATCATATTATAGATTTCCCATAACTTCCAGTCAATGCTTTCGAGCAATTTAAATAGCTTTTCTTCGTTTGTTTGTTGTGCGGCTTGTTTAGTAATTTTT